TATCGAGTTCGGGTTTCCACATAGTATCGTCATTGTAGGATTTTTTTGCACCTTCTGTTGGTGAAGCTGTTTCCATTGCAGCTCTTAGTTTATCTAAACTACTTGACATTGTATTCTCCTATTTTATTACAATTATATCGCATTTTATTACAATTTTATAAAGATACTTCAGATGGGTGACCCACCCCAAGTATCCACTCTTCACTATTTTCATAGTTAAGTACATTATAGTCTACCTTCACCAACCCGTCAAGGGGTTTTTTCCAATAAACATTAATGTTTTCATACTCTTTTAACAGAGCAAGAAACTGTTGTTGTTGAGTATGGAAGACTCTCGACTCCTCTGTATACTCATCTTGGTAATTTAAGTAATCACCACTGTATATACTTGTAGGGTCTGCATGTTCTAATGCATCAAACCCAATCAAACATATATCCGTATATTTATGTTCGGCTGCATATCCTAATGCAGACATTCCACCAAATAAATTCTTAAGTTTTGGATTATTATATATAACTATGTTATCTTTATGAACACTACTATATCCAATACAAGATACCACATCATCAAATCCCTGTATCGTAAATAAATCGTCCCCGTCTTTTCTAACTTTAAATATGTTCTGAGGTTGGTGACTGTATTCAAACCCATTTGTCATTAAGTCCCACATCTCCATAGGTATCGGGTCGAAGTCTCCAACTGCAACTTTGTTCTCATAGTGATACATATCATCTATGACTTGTCTCTGTACTGGTATATCAAGTGCAAACAATAAGTCGGGTTTCTGTTGTTGATAAATTCCATTGAATCCCCACCATTCATGTCCTTCCTCTAAAAAGGAATCCCAATCAAAGTCTTTTCGACTTGGGCCGTTACCTATTAAGTAGAGCATAGTTCTATCAATTTATTCTTGTATTTCTTTTGGTCGTATGTTATAAACGACTTGTATTTGTTAATCTTTATGTGTAAGTCGGGATACACTACCTTCTCTGTTATAAGTGTTTCCCAATCCTTAGTGAAACCTATTATCTCATCCATGATGCAGATGGTTTCTAAACTTGTTTGTTTACTCATATATGATTTAAGTAAACGAGGGTGTTGACCATTGACCACTTTAAGTTGAGTATCTATCTTATACTTTCTCATTAAGTCTGATACTTCTGTCTCAAACATATATCCAAGTTTCTGATTCCTCTTCTTCCATTCCTTATATCTCTTATCACACTCTTTGTCTAATAAGTCACCTGCCCAATAATCTTTAAAGGATAGGTTTGCAATGTAGAAGTCTTGCAGTTCTTGTTTATATGTTCGGAACAATTTACCAAAGTGGTATTTGTCTTTACGTTTTAAGAAGGAATTGATATCTGACTTTACCTTTCCGTTGTACTTAACGAAATCATAATCCTTGGAATAGAAGTGTAACTTTATCCCAAGGTATAATGTGTAAGCATCGTATCCTTCTCTAGAAGTCATTAAGTAATAATCTTCTTCTCTGCTGGTACATCAATCAAAGGTGCATCTTTTTCACCTGTTGATATTGCATGTGCCTCAACGACCTTATCGTTGGATGGAACTACGAACACTACATTGTGGAATGTTGCAACAGGTGGATTCTCCACTCCCGTTGCAGCTATACCTTTTGCAAAACCCATTGACCCATCTTGTGGGTTGGATAGAATCATCCTAGGGTTGTCAATCGTAATTGCACTATCTTCTTGAGAGACTAGTTTTCCAACATACTCTCCACTAATTGTAACTACTGTTACTACGTCACCTGTTTGCATTATCTTGCTCCGTAAGGGTTTTTGTATTTCTTAGCTGCATAGGTATCCTTTGCATCTCTTACACACCAATATAATGGTATAAAGTTTAATACTGGTACTACAAACATTAACTGCCACCAACCACTACGACCTCTGTCGTGTAATCTTCTTGTTGTTACTGATATGCTTTGAACAAAAGTTGCTACCATAAGTAATGCTACTAATACTCCACATTCGTTCATTTCACCAAATGGTTCCAGTATACTCCAAAATGTAAATCCTATTACATAGTTATCTACTAATCCTAGTAGTACTGCAATTATACTTATGTATAATGAGAACCACCAAAATTCGGGTCTGTCTGACCTTCCGTTAAAATCTGTTGCTCTTGTGACCAACACTGTCTTCATGATATCTATAAAATGACTCATTATTTCTCCGTTACTGCAAAGAACCCTTTTAGGGAACTCTGCGAATGATTACCTCTATTTACCATATTGAGTCCAGTTGCTTCTGCTTCTAGTTTCTCTTTTAGAGGTTGAGATAGTAACCTCTTTGCTGACTCGGGTTCAATGTTATTCATTTCACATACTTTTACACATGCATCCATAACTTCCGTCCCTCTCATAATCAATTTTTCAACTTGTTCAGTGAATTCTTTACGTGATATCATCGGTACAATGCCTCTCCGTCTTTGATAAACGAATGTGTAACTTCTGTATAACCTTTTCTATCTGAAATCCAATCCTCTTCATCCTCAAATGTTTCTGAGTACTCAATGAGTTCTCTAATAGCATCATCAACATGATAACCATTGAGGTGTGCATAGTTTGGGTCAATTACGTTTTCTATTTCAAAACCAACTTCGACTTCTCCATCCTCGATGAACTCTTCAATCATGGTATCACATATACCCAAGACTTCTAGTGCTTCTGCACTGATTCGTTTTTCTTTTATTAATGAAACATGATGTCCTTCATGCACTCTTATTCTGATATCTTCCATTCTATACTCCGTATATATTTTTATATCTGACTCGTAAGTCGTTTAACTCATCTACATAGTCCCTAGGGTCTGCTGTAAATATTTGAAAAGTGTTATGACCTTCAATAGCTACCATTGCAGTTATCTCTTCAATTTCATGACCAGTCAACTCTTCTACCATGATTGCATATGCAGTCATTTGGATATACCAGTTCTTTGCCATGTACTCTTCTTTAAACTTTGCACTCGTCTTGAAATCTATAATTTGTAATACATCATCATAGATACCAACACAATCAACCCGACCTGCCATCTGCAGAACGTTTGAAAACAATGGTGCTTCTAAACTAATAGGAATGATATCATCCAGTACTGGTTGCATTGCCTTAAACATACCTTCCTGTAAAACGTTATCAAACTCAATAAACTCTTTTTCCTTTCTTAGATAATCTTCCACTATCTGATGGAAGTTAGTTCCACGTTTGGTTGCTTGTGCAGTAATCTTGTTTGCAGTTTCTTCACCAACACGTTTTCTCCATAACTTGATTTGGTCACTTGAGAGTAAACCTGTTACACTGGTAACACTTGGATAATAGAAAGTCTCTTCTCCATCCGTATAGTATCTCTTACCATCTTTGTTAGTTGTTTTTAAGTCTAGATGTTCGAGTTCATGTAACTCTACTAAGTTGGTTTTTAATTTCATAGTTCTATTTTACTTCTTTCTTGACTGAATGTCTAGGTGTTTTTTGACTATTTCTTTAGTCTTTACTTCTTTGACCCCACGTTGTCTATGTCTGTCCATAGGTGAGCCTGGATTTGCAGAAGAAATTTTATTGAGGACATCTTTGAATCCACCATCGAGTTTTACCCTGTCACCATGTCCACCAACAATACCTGGCGTTCCAAGTATAACTTGTTTGAGGTGTGGGTTATCTTCTTTGAATTGGTCGAGTTTGGTATAGGACATGTTATGTTCTTCAACTTCACCTGTCTCATTATTTAAAAAATCATATAAGGGCATCATGCTACCATAAATTGTGGGACTGGTCTATCAGTCCATCTTGCAAAGTCTTTCTTGTAGACTGCATAGTATTTATGGTATGCATTTAAGACACTTTCACACTTAACATCATCAGGCATACACTGGGGTGGTACTTTCCACTGACCCAATGTAATGTTGTTTGGTATTTCATTGAGTACATCTCTGAGTTTTTCATCAGTCATATGTACACGACCATAACGATAAGTGTATTCGTCACATAGTGCAACAAACATATCATACATGTATTGGTATTGAATTGCATTCTCACGAACCCATATTGCACTTGGGTGTTTGATGTGAGATGCTTTGTATAAAACATTTTCTTTGACAGAGTCTTTCATTTTCCATCGTCTGATATTTCTACCTAGTTTAGTTTTACCTTGATATTCTGTACCATCTAAGATACGATGTGCAGTAGACAATAGTTGTGCATACTCAATAACCATTTTGACGACATGTTTGTCACAATGCAACTTTGCAGATTTGACTGGGTCGTCATGTAGATAAAATATATTCATAGTTGTTTAATCTCCAATAAGAACTCTTCGACATTTTTCCATGTCAAGTGTCCGATAACATCTTCGGTTATACCACTAGTATAACACATTTCACCAATCTTGTCTATAGAGTAATCTAATACTGCAAGTTCCCACAACCCACTCTTACCACCATAACTAAAATCGTGTTTGACTACACTTGCACCATAGTTATTAGGAAATTTATAAAGGTGTTGCACTCCATCGTTGATGTAATTTGTTTCTGTTTGATATTGTTTCATTTGTAAAATATATGGTCGTTAATAATTACAGTCTCATTCAATGAGTCTGCCCAATAAGGGTGAACTGTATTTGCATGATAGTGAGTAGCACCTTCAGTGATATCTCCGTATCCACCTTGCACTACGTTCCTTGCAATGTTGAGTGAGGACAACCACGTTGGACTATCCACTGGGTCGTCTGACTTACCATCACAAAACCAACTGAACTGACACATGTTTAACACTGGAACACTTAAACCTTTCCAGTTAGTTCTCCACTTTGCATCGTAAATAACATCACATGCAGTAGATGGATAGTTGGGATGTGCCATTCTATTCTGAACTACTTGTGCAACTGCAATCTTACCTGCTAGTGGTTGGTTACCACTCTCAAAGTAAATGTTCTGTGCCATACAATAAATGTCATTGTTTGCATCAGAAGCCTCAACCTTCATTACCATTGCACCACATAGGAAACCTAGTAATGCACCTAGTGTAAAACTTATATATCTCATCTTCATGATTTGTACTCTGTCCATGCTTTAAAGATTGTTTGTGCTTGTTCTTTAGAGAACCCAAATGTATCTTGTAACCACCTAGGAGCTCCGAACATATTCATCTTACCACTTTCCTGTAGTGCATCTAATTCGGGGAACCACTCTGCAGATTCAAAAGGTGGTTGGTTCTGATTTAATATAACCATCCTAACACCCACTTGTTACATGTGCATATGCATCGGGACAATCTTTGACCCCACACATACATGTATCTTCAAACATGTCACCTTGATTAGGGTTCATGTCTTGTGCATTAGTTGTTCCGTAAGTTGCAAGATTTATAACATCATCTGCTGATAACTTACCACCTGTACATTCTGCAATTAGTTTTGCACTTTCATAATTAAGCTGCATATCTTTCTCCGTTGTGGTTTTCACCATTTCTATTAAAGTTGTCAACAATCATGTCAACAACATCTGTTGCATTGTAGGATGTCCCACCAATATTCCACTGACACTCTTCTGTAGGAATGTATCCGTACTTCCATGCATAGATGGTGACAGTCTCATACTCCCAATCATCATAGTCAATCTCATCGATGTTTTGTGCATCGTACCACTTTGCATCTATGTACCACTCACATGACACTTTGTCATATGGGTCAGCACTAGTAAACGTTGGGGGGCCCAACACTTGACACAACCTGTCATAGGTTGTCGTCTTATATCCCTTAAGGGAAGTTCCACCCGAAGTCATATCGGGAGAACACACTTCGTAATCTTTTATTATCATATTATGCTACCTCTAAATT